ATGACGACATCTTTACCCTCCTTCAATATATATGCCATATGTGCCTCTTGTGGAGTCCAATAATATCCTAAATTGATACTTTTACCATTAAACCATTTTCGAGCCCTAAATCTATTCTTGGAGGCTCGTATCACTCCTACCGGTAACCTATCCCTCTTATTTTTGACCGTATTTCCACGCACCGTATTCTCCCGTACGTCAACCACTTCTAGATGAGATGGATTGACACATTTCACATTACGGCACAGGTGGTCCAGGACCATATCGTCGGGAATCTTACCATATGTCATCTCATAGGCATATCTATGTGCTCTATAATTTTTACCACCAGTCCCATATTGCCCATAGCCATATTCCCCACAACTGGCAGTCCATAACCAACACGTATCGGTCTTATTAACTTTTTCCCAAAACCTCATCTCTGGCGTTCTGGCAGTAGTATGTCCATTGCGTTTCATACGTTTCCAGTGCATCAGACAATATCCTTTCGCTGAGTGTTGCCTGTTACACCCTTCAACCGTGCAAATAAAATGTGTTCTTCTCATATGACAACCTGTTTTCCTGTGCGAAGATGAGCTTGTCCGTCTATGTATTCTATGTTGTCTGGTATCTTATCTAAGACCTCTACGCTTGTAATACTATGTAGCCTATCTAGGTAAGCCTTGATTAACTTAGTATTAGATGTCTTAGCAGTGTTATCTCGTAATACTTTAGTAAGTTCGTATATCTCATCAACCCCGTTATTAGAGCCAGCTTTACCTTTTTTGCGGAGTTTTCTTTGTCCTGCGGTAGTTTTCATCACCATTATAGGAATATCATTTGCCCACATTGTCAAACCAAAATGAACGTCGTGCAATCCGTAGGTCTTGATTTTAGATACATCTCTCGGCCAACATACCAGTCTATTGTCGGTAGTAATCATCATATCCCACGCAACGTCTGTGCTGAATACTGGCTTTGGCATTTTATCAAGTAACCATCTTTCTATTAAGATAAATCCTGTGCCAGTATAGAGTGCCATACCGCTTGGGTCGTGTAGGGTTGTTGCCTCATAATCTTTTTTAAATGGATAGTCAAGTGCGACGACTGGATACTTCTGATTGAGCATACGCCTTAAAATACCTTTAGGAATAATCATATCGTCCTCTACGATTAAGATATGGGTGAACTCGTCTTTGAGGGCTTCCTCTAGCGGTATATTAAAACAATCTGGTAGTGTATGACCGATAGAAAAAAAGAGCTTATAATTTAAGCCCTTCAATTCACGCAATAGCTCGTCCATAGTACGAGAGAATGATAGTCCTCGACTCGGCACTATAACTGCTAAACGTTCCATTCTAAAATTCTTGTAGTTTGTCTAATTCTGCGTCTAAGACATCTATATTATTGATGATTTGGTCTATCATATCTTGTGTCGTGACGACAGCCCGTTTTTCGCCGTTCTTTTTAGCCATAGCTATCTCGAGTTGTCCGCCCAAGACCTGACGTTTGTATTCGTCAATACGATTTTTGATGAAGGCAATTTGCTCGCCTTCAGTTGGTAAGTATTTAGCATTAATCATTGGACCCCCTTATGTTTATGTTGTTAATTATATCGTAAAAATAATTGTAATGTCAAATAGAAAAAAGCCCCCGAAGGAGCTTTAATCTATTGCGTTGGGTTAAACTAACATTTAACGACAACAGCGTGGTCAGCTCGTAGGATTTTAACACCCCATAAGCTTTGAGCGACGTATAAGTCACCAAGGTATTCAGCTTTTCGTTGGCTTTCAAACTTGATATCTTTTTGTACGGCGATTGCACAAGCTTCCTTATGGAATAACAAGTTGTTATTCTCAGTTGGAGTTGCAGCAGTTACACGTAGGTTGTGGCTCATAACGACTTCTAGGTCATAGATTGTACCAATTTTACCATTGACGATAGCTTGGCCAGTTCCTAGTGCGTCGTAACGGACGTACTTATCAATAGCCAACAATTCCATTTTACCTTGTGGGGTAACTGCAAGTGTTCGGTCCATTGAAGGAGCTTTAGCATCATCTAGGTATTTGTTAGCAACCAAGATTGTAGTGTCGTTTAATGCTGTACCGTAAGCACCAGCGCTGTAAGTAGCGTTGTCGGTGATTTCGTTTACAACAGTTGTGTCCATCTTCTCAGCCAAGGCGTAGCCAGTCTTCTGAGTATATTCTGAAGCAGCGTCATAAGCTGACTGTACTTCTGCGAAGTCCTCTAGTAAGAATGAGCTTTCGTAGTGTTGGTTGATAGTGATGGTTGTTTTCGTTTCAGTTGGAGCATTCAACGTAACCTGAGTGTTAGCTACTTTTAAGTTAGCAGTGACGTTACTTAGGTTAGGTATTTCAACTGTCTGACCGGCAGATTTAATATCTCGGTCATAGTGTTTAATGCGAGGTACCATTACTAAAACGCTCTCACGTGCAGCCAAAGTTTCCTTTGACCAGATGTTCAGTTTTGTTACTCACCGATGAGGTGGGAATAGACATTTCTGCTATTCTCTGCAACTTATTATGTACGTTGCAGCTCAGACTATCACTTCGGCGTTTCCACCGTTCTCTCAGTTAGTCGTTGCAAGTGACTGCGGGTTGTTTAAGTGTTTTCAACTCGTTAAAGATTTCTTCTTTTCGGACCACAACTTTTGGATCGTATGTGGCATAACGAGTATGCGAACTTGGTAATTGACAGAACTCTTTTAATAGTTGGGCTTGCGAGTGTTTAATTACTAGGTAATCGATTATATCGTCAAGCAATACCGCTACTTTGTTCTTTGACTTAAGTATATATGTGTAAGCTATTCTTCCACCAGTCGTTAATTTACTTCTAGTTTCGAGATGTCCGCCATACTGTTGAATCAGTTGGTCGAATATAGTCTTACTTTCTATACCAGTCATACCAATTTTGACAACTGGCTCGAAGGATTTAACTTTTAGTGCCGAGTTTCGACTCGGTAGTAGAGCTAAATATCCTTCGCCGTCTATCAACCCTGCTAGATATATTTTGTGTATCATAGTTTCATTATACATAGTTTAGGTCGAAAGAGCAAGTCTTCTTGAGGGTTATCCTCTTCAGGACTTTCCCCATTGATTAGAGAGAATTATCGAAATTATATTTCTTGCCCCTATATTGTTAAGGGCGGAATACGTCAAGGGTAGTTCCCGTCATTTGGTCGGTTCCTAATGCCATTTCTTTATTCTCTTTTCTAAATTATTAAGGTTAATGTGGCATCAGGCGTTCTAGTTAAGATTGAAAAGGATTAAATCCTGATTCTTTCTTCCAGGCGTTATATTCGGATAGGGACATAGCTGCGATTGCAGCGTCATCTACCTGTTTTACGCCTTCTCTAGTCGTGGCTGATGCGTTTGGTGGCGCAGCTTTTTCAGCTTTTGCTACCTGGGCAAGTGCCTCTTTTTGACCTTGTTGTTTAGCCGCTACGTTATTAACAGCACTGCTACGGGCTTTCGCAAGCTCATAAACAGTTTCTAAGTCTTCTGCGAGGTAAGGCTTAGCTGTAACGATTTCAGCCATTTGCTCATCTAATTGTTTTGCTTCTGGGTTATTGAGATAAAACTCAGTAACTTTTAGGCGGTTGAGTAATTGAGATGTTTCATCAAATCCTTGCTCTTCTCCAACAGTATTAACAGTAGTTTTCAATGCTTTGGCTTCTTGCGTTGCCGAGTGCATCTTCTGCTCACTTTCTTTTACCATTTTTAGAAGAACTTTAGGATCATCTGTTTTAATCCCTTTCTTCTCTGCCCAAGCCAGTAGCTCATCATCATCAGAGCTTTCGGTCTGGTTGGTTGTGTCGGCTTCTGAGGTTTCGCTGACCTCTTCTGCTTGTACCGCCTGCGTTTCAGGTTCTTCAGGTTGTGGACTTACTACGTCCGCCTGTACGGATTCCTGCTCCGTTGTGGTTGTGGTATCTTCTGACATCACTTCTCCTTTATTAAGTTACTTGCACCGTTTATAACTGTAATACATATTTTGGCAAGCTGTCAAATAAGTATTACTGAGTAGCCGATAAGGTGCATTATCAGCTACGCACTAAAACCTATTTCTTGTCAATTAAGTCTTGTATCAGGGTTCTAACCCAATGAATACCAGATACCCTATTGACGAGCTGACCTTGCTTCTCTAAGGAGGAATTAGAATTAAAGGCTGTCGCCAATAGGGTCGTTTCTTGTCCTGCGAGTAATAAGATAAACTTCCGTCCTGCCTCGGTCTGTATAAACGCTCGTAGTTCGTTTATATCCGCTGGTGTTAATTCGTCCATAGTTCCTCCTTAATTATTTATCCTTGTACCATACCTGGCACGTTCATACCTTCTGCGTTCATAGCACCCATTGATACTGCGTTCTCTGCACCTGATTGTGGTGCTGAGGCTAGTTCGCCCATACCCTCTTGTGGCATAGCGTTCATTTGTGCCTGTTGGGTTTCGGCGGCCATTTGTTGCATTTGCATATCTTGGACCATTTGAGCCTGTTGCTCTGGTGCAATTTTGTCTAGTTCGTTTTGGTCAATGTCAAAGAGTTTCTGAGCTGTAATCTTGAATAGTGCCTCTTGGTTGATAAATGGTAGTTTAGCCGCCATTAAGTAGAACTGCATAGCACTTTGTTTCTCTTCTTCTTTCATAGCCCGAGCGTTAGCTTCCAGTGCGACTTTAACGTCCCAATTACCTAGGAACTCACCTGGGTTATAATTCTTCCACTCTACACCAGATTGTCCGACCATACGGACTGCCATTTCCTGCGTAAGGAAGATTTGCATAATTTTAAACATATTGCGGGCTAAGATAGCAAAGCCTTCTGATTCAAAGTTTTCTAACTTACTAGCAAAGCGTGTTCCAGCTTGCATAAGTTGTGATTGTATCTCGGTAGC